GCTCGATGGAATAACTCTTTGACTGACAGGCCGCCGTTACTGGTGTCACTGAGTAATTTTTCTAAAACCTCGACCTTTTCGGCAGGGCCGTCAAGCGTAATCCAGCGACGTGAAACATCATCTGCAACTGTCTGAATGCAGGCTCTAATCATGCCGTTTTGGGCGATTTGTTGGAGCACTCCATATCCCACAAAAGAGGTGATAGGGTATTGACCTAGTTCAGCAGCATGGAGGGTCATTGACTCATAGATAGCGTTAAATCCCCCAGCACTGTCAAAAGCCATGTTGAGCGTTTGGCGCTCTTTCGCTGTGACTCCCGACATCGTAGCCGGCAGACCAAACTCTTTTTTTACCGCTCTCAGATTGGTTAAGGCTTTGAGTGTCCGTTCTGGGATGCTCAATAACTGGTCTCTCAAAGAGTCAGCGTCTAGTTTTTTCTTTTCCGGCTTGATTGTCTTTGGCCGATTAGGTTTTTTGTTATCCATAACGTAATCTCTTTAAGGCTTTGATATTGTTCGGGTGTACGTGCTTAGATGCTGTGCTCATATCTGACAGTCCATAGCGTAAAGCATCGAGGCTGTGACTGAACTCATGATCGGGCTTGCCGGTCGGCTTGCCGTCTCGTCCTTTTTCCCAGCAGTAATTTCTTATCTCATGCTCAAAGTTAGGGCAGTCGGGAGAAAATATAATTTTGAAATTCTGCAAACGCTGTATGCCGTAATTAACAGAGTCCGGCCCTTTCAGAGCCGGCTTAGCGTTAATGCCCGCTTTGCGTAATTCTTCGATACTTTTAGGCTCGGCACTGTCACACTTGACAACTTCGTGCTTTAAACCTAGGTCCTTAATGGCTTGTGCAATATCTTGATTTGTTACATTGGTTAAGTACAACTCGTAGCACACGTAGATGGTTTTACCTTCCATGTCAACAAAACCACCGATAAAAGCAGTCGGGTCGGTAAAACCAAAATCGAGACCAAAAAACGCCCGGTATTCCGGTCTACCCATAAACTCAGCAGGGCTTATATCCTGACATTCGGCATTAGGAAATATTAGACCCTCAGATATACCCCAGTCTCCCTCGCCCTCGATGCGGTATCGGCGGGGATTGTTCTGCTTCATGTACTCAAACTGCCTGATGTCCGACTCATCGAGCCATTCATTGCAGGTGTACGTGGTCGTCATGGCCAGTGTGTCGTCGTCTGGATTGTCAAAGAAACGCTTTTTAAGCCAGCACTCGGACCATGGATTGAAGGTCAGAATGAAAGACTTAAAATAACCCTTTGGCATCTTTCCACGAATGGACATCTCAATTTTATTGAAGGTGTCTTCGCTCTCGACTTCATACGCCTCCTCGCACCAGACGAAATTTAAAACGCCGTGCTTTACGGTGATGGAGGTTACCTTCAAAGGATCATCAAGTCCTCTGAAAAGTATCTTCTGACCCGTTGGCAGATAGGTCATCTCTAGCGGTGACGTGGTTACCTTCCAATAAGAGGCCACGCAGAGCTGGTTTAAAACCCACTGTAAAACCGCGAAGCAGGAATCACGCAGAGTTCGTTCATAGCGTCTTAAAACGAGGGCGTTTGATTCTGGATAGGCCATCATATTGATAATTATCCAGTATGCCGCGGTGACTGATTTTTTGCTGCCGCGGGAACCCTTGATAACTCTGAAGCGTTTTTTGCTATTCCAGAATTCCTTATAACCTTTTCCGATTAGGTCGGTTAGGCTTAGTTCTGGCATAGGCTATTCCTTCAAATCGTTCTTAATTACGAGCTGTACCGGGCTGGTGTTCTTGACCTCGACTTCACTGGATTCTTTCCAGCCGTTACACTTGAGGAAAAATATCTGTGCTGTGGTGTTTCCCTGTTTGGCTTTCTGATACAGTGCATTTGCAATTACAGAAATTCCCTTTGATTTGCCACGCATATAGGCATCCTCAAGTGAACCGTCTTTGTTGTAGTTCTGCCAGGTGCGAGATGTAAAACCAAGATTGTGTGCAACCTGTTCACGTGTCAAACCCAAGGCTGCAAAGCTCTCGATTTTTTCTAAATCAATCTCAACCTTTTTGCCTTGTCCCATAATCAATTCCTCGGTTTACAAATCATTGAATTTCAAACCATCTTGTCTAATCGCTTCTTTGTTAGTTAAGTTCTGCCAGCGTTGGATTATTACATCGCAATAATGTTCATCTAGTTCCATCATGCGGGCTTTTCTTCCTAGCTGTTCACAAGCGATTAAAGTAGAGCCACTGCCGCCGAAAAGGTCTAAAACAATTTCGTTCTCTCGGCTTGAGGTTTTAATAGCTCTGGCACATAGTGCTAAAGGCTTAGGCGTTGCGTGGTTCCCTGTGTCTTTTCGTTCCTCGGCTGAAGTACGCTCAAAATGCCAAACACTGTTCATGTTATCGTGGACATTGTCAAAATAAGCACGAGTTTTATAATACTCACGCTTTAACTCGTCATACTCACGCTTAAAGGCTTTTTCTTCTGCTTGTTTTTGCCAAGTCTGATATTCTTCTTTAGTTGGAAAAGACCACTGGCTTTTGTCAAACCAATGGCATCCACTTTTAGGGGAATGTCCTAGCATGACTTTCATATCAGCATTAGACCATCCCATTAAATCCCTTTGCTCTTTAAGATAAAGTCTTATAGGTTCCCATTTCTCGAAGTAATTATCTGCATTATTGTTGAAGCCCTGAACGCCACACATCAAAAATAAGCATTTTTCATCTGCTGGAGCATAACAACGAAACTCTTCTGACATTTGCCCCCGACCATGGCCTTTATCCCATGTAATCAAATTTCTAAAAGTAAGCTTTTGGGCTTTAATCATAGGTTTTAAGATATTGCTGTATATATCCATTAAGGGCTCGTCAATGCCCCAGCAATACCAAGAGCCGTTGTCTTTTAAAAACTTAAATGATAGAGGAATCCAACGCTTATTGAACTCTAGTAAATCATCATAATTTAAATTATCGTTTAGAACGCCTTCGGCTTCTTTTTTCATGCCATAAGGAGGATCAGCGAATACCAGGTCGGCTATATCGCCCTGCATCAGGCACTTAACGTCATTCTCTGATGTAGAATCGCCACACATTAAACGGTGTTCACCAAGTATCCAGATGTCACCACGCTGAGACTTGGCAACCTCAGGAGGTTCACCATCGAAGTTGTCCTCTTTTGCCTCGGTTGGGTCATCAATCAGAATGCTGTTCAGTTCATCATCTGTGAAACCGGTCAGATTCAAATCAAAGTCACTTTCTTTCAAATCCTCAAGTTCAATCTTGAGAAGGTCAGCATCCCAGCCTGCGTTTAAAGCCAACTTGTTATCTGCTAGGATATAGGCTTTTACTTGTGTTGGCGAAAGATGCGAAAGGCATACTGTAGGCACTTCTTCCAGTCCAAGTTTCTTGGCTGCCATCACGCGGCCATGGCCACAGAGAATCATGCCATCAACGTCAACTGCGACCGGGTTATTGAAACCAAACTCTTTAATGGAGGCGGCCAGCTGGGCCACCTGGGAGTCGTTATGGGTTCTGGCGTTCCTTGCGTATGGCAGCAGGTCTGCTGTCTTTTTGTAGATTATCTGGAGTTCCATATCTGGTTATAGAGCCTTATCAACTCGTTACGGTCAACTGCCAACTCGTCGCGCTCTTTGGCGATAAGCAGGCAGTCTTTTCTAAGGTTTTCATAATTCTGTCTAAGCCGTCCACAGTTGCAGGTTTTTGTAGTCTGACTGGCAGTGGTGGTAGTGTTGGGCACCTTTGTGGTGTCGGTACTGCGACTTGACTCGAGCATCCCACGAGACAGAGCAAGAGAATACTTAGCGCCAATGCTAGCGTAATCAGCCAAAGCAGTTTTCTCGGCCTTATCTTGCACATCTTTGTAATCTCTCTCGGTTTTAATTTGTGTTTCTAGTGCTTTAACATCTGCCGCCATGCCCTCAGCGTTTAACTTGGCTATTTCAGCCTCATAGTAATGCTTCGTGTAGGTATGACCTAACAGCCCGCCGATAAAGAGGGCTACGATAACAGCATAAATTTGAATGTTCATAATGGAGTGCCTTCACGTGTGAATCATTTAGCGGTGCGTCCCTACGTGTTAAACCATAGGCACTCCAGTATAAACACTCAAAGCGCCCCATATACCATAAGAGCGATAAGGGGCTCTAAGTGATATTTTGTTAATAAATTGAGGTTAATACAATTTATCCGACCCTTGAGGCGGGTCACTCCTTTGTGAATGAATCACAAACTTGGTGCCAACGGTAGGACTTGCACCCACACTTGTTTTTCAGTTAAGCCCAAAGAGGGCAAAACCTTACAAAACTGTGCTTCTTACACTACGCCAGCAGAAACCTGTTAATGTTCTACCTTGTAGGCATAGTCGCTTATTTCGCATTGAAAATGTGGTCCGTCACGGAACCGAGGCCAGTCACCTCCCCATGTGATTTTCTGACCGTGTTCTTTAGCCACAATTTTTACGATGTCAGCAAATCGTTTATAATCCTCAAATTTCCAGCCGTTGTTGACATACACATCGACCGCTCGACCGTTCAGATGGTAGGAGTTCATGGTTTTGGACTTACCGGCCGCTACAAGTTGGCGCTGCCGTTCCGGTGTCCGCATACCCTCGGTGATCTGCACTTTCATGCCTTTGTCCTCTGCGCGTGCAATAGCCTCGTGCATGATTGCTTTCAGGCATGGTCTGACTTCATTCAGACGTTTTTCGCTTATCTGTGTAAGTGGCATTTTTGAAAATCCTTATGATTTACCGCCTGTTGCCGTGAGGTGGGCGGTGGCACCGAGGAGACAGTTATGCACAACTGCACGGCTGTATGGTTTTTCAGGTTCGCCAAAACCCTAGCGAACCATACACGCTTAAACTTTAGGCTCTTGCTTACCGAGCCATTTCTCAAAAATCTTGTTTAAGGCAAGTTTAATTTGGTCAGTACCAATCCACGAAACAAAAACGCTCACAGGAATAACCATATCGGGGCTAAAATCAAGGTAATGGATGCCTAACTTTGTAAGCCCCAATGACAGCAGCGCACAGGTGCTGGCCTCAGTAATTCTTGCAATCCACCGCATTTTAGGGCTCCGCTTATACGTTGACAGCAGAGAAGTGATGATCGCAACAACAAACCCGACGACAAAGGGGCTTTCGGAGATCTGATGCGTGTTTTCTTCCCACCAAGACATCTGGTAATTATCCTTAAAAACGAAAAAACCCGCTTTGTGAGCGGGTTGGCTGTTCCAAATTTGAAAAAAGGCTCTAAGGACTAGCCCTAAAGCCTATTTATTAACGAGGTGCTTTGACTACTTAAACACCAATTTAAACAAGTCTAAGCACCCTTTAATTATAGACCATTCTCACGGTTAAATGTGGGATTGGTTTTGATAAAGGAACAAATTAAAGGAGACAGGGGAAAATACAAACAATTTCTCAGCCTATCTAAAACATAGTATATTCATTGGGAACGATCCATTCAAGAGAAAAAGTACGACAGAGTTCACAAAATTACAATTTTTGTCTCTTTTTCAACTCCTCAGCATTTCGCTCTCGGAATTTAGACTTCCTCTCTCTCCCTCTGGCAAGGTCGATTTTGTACTTCTCAGTTTTCACCTCCGAGCTCATCAGCGCCACCTCTCCAGTGCACCACGACACTGCAACGGCAGGGTCCTGATTTGCTCTGACATAGTGCCTGCACAAACGCCTAACTTTCTGATACGAAACCTTAACCACCTTGCAGCATTCAGCAAGACTCCGGTACTCGACCTCCTTGTAGTAAAAACTTTTCACTTCACCCTCTCGGCCATGATGCAATACAATCGATCCACGAAAGCCGTTAAAATCTCCCTCACTGTTTTGCTTGTCGCGTTTTTGAGTACCAGGTCATGCCTTTTACGGCCTATGCGCTGCATCTGACACGCAATGTCGGTGCACGACTGACAATAAACGTAATACTCCTTAAAAACCCAAAACCCTAACTCGTGCAGAGCCTTGAGCCTAACAAGACACCTGTTAACAAACAGAGCAGCATCATCACTAATAACCGGTATTTCACCAGAGCCACAGTGATAGCCCGGCGCACCACACTGTTTAGACCATAAGCCAAAATTAAGCAAAAACCGGTCGAAAATGTCACTCTCAGCACCCCCAGTTAGTGCTTGTTTTATTTCTTTCATCCTAACTCCTCAAAATTTCCTCGCCATCGCATTTTTTAACACTCAGATGATGTCATGTACCAGCTAGCATTCTGAAGTGGCTACATTTGCAAATTTGACCCCTTTCCGTCAATTTTTAATCGCCCCACTCGATCTTAACATCCACTCTCGGGAGCTCTTCACCCTCGCACCAGTGTTTTTTAGCTCTCAGACTCACCACCTGCACATCATCACGATAAACAATCCCATTCATGCCATCTAAGATGGATTTTATTACATTGTCTAAATCCGGCTTGCCCGGTCTCACCACCCACGCGCCACTCTCAGCAATCTGTAGGCGCTGTTTTTTTGTGTAGGACTTAGGCACTAGATAATACACGTCTATACTCACCTCACATGGAGCGTTAAAGTCGGGTTTTTGGATCATGTGATCGATAGCGTGCTGAGCCTCGTACTTAACTAAGGCTTCATAGTTACGGGTCTTTTTTGGAGTGACCGCCCTCTTTGAGCCGTCCTTGGCTGTATAAACTTTAGGGCGCTGTTTGCCCACGGCAGACCCACCAACAGAGAAAACTAGACTAAGCATGACAGACCTCCTTTTTTGTCAGATTGAGATTTATAGGGGGTAGAGGGGAATAAATTGGAAATATTATATTTATAGGGGTGTTTAACCCCCTATAATATATAATATTTATATTATATATAGCGGTTTTTCCACTTTTGAAACACGGTAATTTGCCGGTTTTTCCAAAAGTGAAAAACCGAGGTTTTGCCGGTTTTTCCAAAAGTGAAAAATCGGGAAAATACCGTTTTTCCAAAATGGAAGAAAAACCGGGTTTTTTCGGTTTTTCCAAAATGGAAGAAAAACCGGGTTTTTTCGGTTTTTCCAAAATGGAAGAAAAATCGGGTTTTTTCGGTTTTTCAGAAATCAATATGTATATATAAAATTTTTCCCTTTGAGCCATGTTAACCACTTCCTTTTATTAATCTAAACTGTCACTCTTTGGGTCTTTTAGTGCCTCTTTCAAATCCTCTTTGGTATAAATTAGACCTCCTAAGAATTTAAAAAGATCAGCCTGCGAACCTAGCCACGACCTAACTGTTCTTTCTGTCTTATCAAAGTACTTAGCAAGGTCTTGAATTGTTACTCCATCAGTAGGCTTTTTGCGTAATTTCTCATAGGCTTGCAGTAACTTTTCTCGTTGTTCGTTATTATCGTTTTTGCCCTTGAGGTTCAAATGAGGGTCGCCATCAACAAGAAAATCATCTTTATTATGTGAGGTGTCTACATAGTGGCATGGATACGAGAATTTAACATTAAAAGGTTGAAAAGATTTAAACTCACGTAACGAGCCGGAAACCTGCCAATAGGTTGCATCATCATCTATTTCATCCTCGAAAGACATCACTCTTTGAGGATTTGGGAATACCTGAATGACATCAAGTATGACATCAGGATCTCTTGCTAATACTCCAGATCCGCTCATTCGATCTATAGAGTGTTTACTGCCTTGTATGCCTTTTGAATGATGGTGTGTGTATATGACACTGGCTCCAGTTTCGTGGCTAATCTTGTCAAATAAATTGCACAATTTAGACATATCGCCAGCGGTGTTTTCATCACCTATTAAAATCTTATAGAGAGGGTCAAAAATAATGCCTTTGACTCCGCCTAATAAATTGACATAACGAGTAATCATGGGCGCAAGTTTATCCAACGGCTCTGTGTAGCCTCTAAGAGTCCATAAACAGAAATTCTTGAAATTAGGGTTACTGTCACCAAAGACAAGCTGCTTAGTCTTATATACCGCTTTGATACGCTCTAAAAATGATGCTTCCTCTACCTCAAAATTGATATATAAAATCTTGCCTTTGTTGCACTCCCATTTAAGCCATGTTGAACCCTCAGCAATAGCAGTAGCAAGTTCAATCATCAAGAATGTTTTCCCTGCTTTCGATGGTGCTCCCACAATCATCTTGTGGGATTCACGCAACACGCCTTTAATTAGTTCTTCTGGCATTTTAGGCGGGTTAGATACCAATTCACTCAGGGTCTTAATATCAGGCAATGGATTATTAACAAAGTCAATTTCATTACGCCACTCAGACCAGTTAAGAGCGCCCATATTGGTGGTAATTAACTGCTGTACCTGAGTGCCACGAGTGACACCCGGCAGGCGTGACAATCTCATGACATTTCTATTGGCCTCATCAACTTTGAAATGGTGATTATCTAAGAAGTTATATAAGAATTGCACACGCTGGCGGTATTCTTTTTCATTCTCGGCATCAATTCTTACAATGGCGTGCAGTGACTTACCTCCACTCTTTACTAGTGCAGCAATTGGCAAATTAAGATCTTTGTATGCTTTATACTGTTCTTCGATGTCTAACTCATCTGATTCAACCAACGTGTAGCGGTATGCTTTGGCGTTTTCATCTTTAGCTCCTTTGCCGTCGGAAGGATTAAACCTAATCCACGCCCCTGCCTCAGTGTTCCAATCGCCAATGCAGGCTCCTAAGTCATCCGGATGCCTATCAATGCTTTTAATTAAATCACTAACTTTGAAATTGATACCGCTGTTTGCAGGGGTCCACTTGCCGTCATCCCGCTGATATGCACTAGTAAC